CTGGAGCTCAAGGTGCAGCAGGTAATAATGGTAATACTGGAGCTCAAGGAGCCGCTGGTAATAATGGAGGAGATGGTAAAAATGGAGCTCAAGGTGCTGCTGGTAACAATGGATCTAATGGTAACACTGGAGCTCAAGGTGCAGCAGGTAATAATGGTAATACTGGAGCTCAAGGAGCCGCTGGTAATAATGGAGGAGATGGTAAAAATGGAGCTCAAGGTGCTGCTGGTAACAATGGATCTAATGGTAACACCGGAGCTCAAGGAGCGGCGGGTAATACTGGAGGAACTGGAGCTCAAGGAGCAGTAGGACCAAACTGGTTAGTAACAGTAAATGGAGGTAATGGTTCTGGTATTAAATCAGCTAATGTTGATACTAAATCAGGATGTGTTACATATACCTTAAATAATGGTACAACGTACGCGGTAGCAATATGTGAAGGATAATATAATTATATATGAAAGTAATTAGATTTATAATAGCTTTATTTAAATATGTTATTTGGGGAGATCAAGTAACAACTGATAAATATAACAATAGGATGGCTATATGTGAACAGTGTACTTCTAGATGTGGTAATAAATGCTGTATATGTGGTTGTTACTTAAGTAAAAAAGCTAAGTGGTCAACTGAAAGTTGTCCGAAAAATAAATGGTAAACTATGGGTTGTGGTTGCGGTAAGGCTAAAGAGAAAAACACGGAGAGGCAAACTACAGTTGCCAAAATAAGAAGTACAGTTAAAAAAGTTTGGGAATCAGCACAACCTGATCAACCAACTCATGTTATTAAAAGAATAAATAAAAAATAAAAATGGACTCATTAACATCAAAGCCTTCGTGTATAAAGGATTTAAAAGAATTGGTTGATAACTTGACTGATCGTGATGTTGATATTAAAAAACATTTGAGTTGCATTAAATCAGTCTTAGAAGATAAAAGAATTAAGAATGACACAACTAAAATAAAGAAGATTAAACAAATCCTTAATAATGGCTAACGGAGAACAGAATGGTTGGAATGAATATTCTAAACTTGTAATTGCAGAATTGGAAAGACTGAATGATGGGATAACAAATCTTAATAGTGAAATCCAAGATTTAAAAAGAGAAATAGCTGAACTTAAAGTAAAGGAAGACTTTGCTAAAGAGCTTTGGAAGTGGAAACAAGCAGTAGATGAGGTTGCTTCCCCTAGCCAATTAAGATATACAGTTAAAGATGTAGCTGAATTAAAAACATTTAAAACACAAGCCATAACTATATGGGCTGTAGTACAATTAATAACAACAGCTGTCCTTGCATACTTTAAATTTATTAAATAAGATATATAAACAAATTAATACTAATAATGATAGCAACAATAAATATTTTCGGAAACACTGACTGGGCTGTTAAAATAACTTCTCTATTACAAGATGGTGAATATGCTCAATATGATTCAAATAATTACAGTGAAGCACAGGACCTACCTTGGATTATTGCAGAAGAAAGTGGTGATGACAGAGCAGATGTTGCTACTGATTATTTAAATGCAGATACTACAGTATTTGATACTTTGTTTAAAGGTCTTGATGACTTAACTGGGGTTAATGTAGGTGATGGTTTAGTAGTGGGCCCAGGATCTTTAATTAGACCAACTACTGTTATTGGTAATCAAGTTTATATTGGAGCAGGTACAATTATTGATATAAATTGCATAATCAAAGATAATGTAACTATAGGTGATAATGTAACTATTACAGAAGGTTCTTTAATAGAGGCAGGTACTACTATCAAAAGCGGCTCTATAATTTAATTCTAGTATATCTTTCAACTCTTATCTTTTTTTGTTATAATTTATTTAAATAAATAAACTATAAAATAAACACTATGATAGACGATTGGCTAAACCAAAACCCAGACGATGGATTTGATCCTAATGATCATGATATTGAAATGGATGAAATCGCAAAACTACACGCAATGGCAGATATGAAAGAAGATCAAGAAATATGGGCAAGAGAGCAGGCAAACAAATTCTATAATGATTTTGAGACCTTGGATATTAGTGATTCTATCTTAGCTGTAAATAGCTTAATTAAAACTAAAGTACTAAATATTGACCAAGTAAATACTATGCTTGGTAATATGATAGAAGTTTTTTCACAAGATGAAGAATATGAAAAATGCCATATATGTAATCAAATTAAAAAAGGTTTAAATAATGATAGAATTTAATTCTGACAGTATAGAGGATTTAGAAATAGAGGCTCAAAAGAGAGCTCATGAAGTTTCAGTTGAAGTAACTAAATCTGTAATTTCAGCTCTAGAACAAGGTGCTGATAAAGTTATAGTAGGTATGCTTAAAAACGTAGAATTAGATTTATCAGTTGAAAAATCTGGATTTCTTGAAGCATTAGAAACTAATTTAGTTAGATGCGAAGAAGCTGAAGAATATGAATTATGTAAACAATCTATTAAATGGATTAAAAAATTAAGAGTCTAAGACACTTAAATATTTACCTTATATAATATAACTAAAGAAGTTTAAACATCTTTTAATGAACTGCTGGCTGATGCTAGCCTTTTTTGTTTAATAACTACAGTATTAAATATTTTAATATTAAAATAATGATATTTTAATAAAAAAAATCTTGAGTTTAAAATAAATACTAAAAATAGTTCTAATTTTATGAAACCCCTAATTAACATTTTAATTGGATTAGTTATGTTAACATCAACTAATGCGAGTGCTCAAAATGATTCTTTCTTTTCTAATCTATATCAAGATTTTTTAAAGTATGGTACAATATACGGCGCTGGTGATATAAGTAATTCTATTGAGGCTACTGAACCTACATATTTTTTAAGAACTAACCCAGACGGGAGTCTATACTCAATCCCAGATGTAGTAGATAATACACCAGTCTATCCTTTTGATTATAGATACGGTTTTGGAATTAGAAAACTTGCAAGATTTAATTATGAAAGAAAACCTAAAAACTTTTATGATGGAACTGAGGAGCAATTGACATTCTCTGCACCAACATCAGCTTTACCTGGTTTAGAGTATCAATTTCATTTTGAAAAAGAGAGATGGCGTGGAGAGGATTTTACTAACTATAGATTTTTTATAAAGCACACAGGAAAACATCACATAGTAAAAGTACAGACCAGAGAAGTTGGTAAAATTAATTTAAACTATAGTTCAGCTGAGGTAAGAGCTAGGTTACCAATAGGAGAAAAATTCAGTATATCAGCTGGAGCTATATTAAGAGGTCATGAAAGAGCATACGGTTATAATCCTGTAGAAATTTGGTTAAATGAAACAGATCAATTTGGAAATCCTGTAAATCAATGGTATCAATTAGGAAGAGAGTATGGATATACTGATATTTTTTATACACAAACAAGTACAGATTATAATACTGGAGGAGAAACTACAACACAAGATTGGTGTTGGGTAGATGCAGATGGAAATCAAGTAGCTCATTCAGATTTAGATTTTAGAGAATCAGTAATGCCTGGCTTAATGAATCGTTTTAATGGTGAAGCATGGGACTTGTTAGATCCTTGGATGGAGGTAGCCCCTATAATAGGTGTTGATTTTTATCACTATGAAAATAGATTTTGGGTACATGCATATGCAAATTATATTTTACCACTTCATACATATATTGCTGGTGAAGAAGAATTCAGTTATTTAAATAGAAATAATTGGGGTAGAGGTGGACTAATACAGGATGCTGAGTTAGAACAATGGTCAGATTATTCATTTGGTACTTCATTAGGATTTAAAGTTAACAGAAATCTTGGTGTATTTGTAGAAGGTGAATTTTCAAAGATGTGGGATAGCAAATTATATCAAACAACTTTTGGCTTAAATTATACATTTAGATAAAATGGCAAAGGAATTAAATGAAAACATAGATTTTAAAGTTAGTATAAAAACTCTTTTAGCATTAGGTGCAGCAATGGCAACTGTTATCAGTATGTGGTTTGTATTACAGGCAGATATAGAAGAAGCTAGAAAATTACCTAAGCCTCCTATAGAACGTATAGAATATGACCTAAAAGATGAATTAATTAGACAAACCATTATGGATACACAAGATGATGTAGAATCTATATTAGAAGAATTAGAAAAAATTGATAAACGTCTTTATGAATTACAAAAACAAAGGTAATATGAAAAATCTTTTGATCATAATATGTTTATTGCTAAACACAATTGCATTTTCACAAGATCAGCGTAACTTCTTAAAATGGGTATCAGATAAAACCTTCGAAGAAAAGGTTACTGGTTATGGTGCATATGAAGATCACGCAGATCATGATGTTATTGTTGTAGAATTTTATGCAGAGTTTAATAAAGATAATGCATTTAAGGATTGGGCTAAAATTGATAAGTTAGACGGAGTTAAATACTATAGAGTTGATATTGCAACATCTCCTAAGCTAAAGAAAGAACTCAGAATTAGAATGGCACCAACTTTACTTCTTTATGTTAAAGGTGATGCTTATATTAAATTTACAGCAAAGGCAGGGTTAGATCTTAAATGTCCTGTAGATTATGACAAGCTTGTCAGAGCAATAGAAATTGTAAAAGAAGAATCTCAATATTAACTTAAAACATTTCTGATTTATTACATATAATAATAAATCAATCTATGAGTGATTCTATAAGTAAGTACTATGAACAACAAGAAGAGCTGCAAATAACTAACCGCAGATCAGCAATCCGAAAAGAATTATCAGCTATTAGAAAAGAAGCTGGTTTAATTGGGGATCCAAACCTTTCAGATCTTGAATGGTTTTTAACTAACAGAGAAAAGATAACAAAAAATCGTAAGATTATTGATCTTATTGGATAATAGTGAAAGTTATTAACAATTTCTAAAATAATTATGAAATTCCTGTAAATTCTCCCGAAAGTATGTAATTATATTAATATAACAATATATCAATATAACATACTATGAACAAAATTAAAACTCCATTAAAAGAACTTATACAAGAATTAGAATCCGAGCTGTGTCATAAAAATACACGAGAAGGATTAAAATATGCAATTGCCATAGCAAAGAGCATGCTCAAAAAAGAAAAAGAAATAATGTGCTGGTTTGCAGATGAATGGCATGAAATGAAAATAAATAAAAATTTTTAAAAAAAACAAGAAATCTTGGTACGAATCCCAATTAAATTGATTATATTTATAATATAATTAAAAAACTAAAAACCATGAATAGTACACAACTAATAATGATCGCAAACAAACTGTATCCAAATAAATCTGTATTTAATCTTACTAAAACCGAAAGAGAAAAGGTTATGGATATCTATTATGACTATAATTAAAATTGTTAATAACTTTTTCTAAATTAACAAGAATTTATGGCCGGAATCGCATAGAATTGATTATATTTATATATTAATAATAAAACAAAAAACGGAAACTATATGAACACATTACTTTACAAAGACATTGCAAAAAACATTAATTCAGCTGATCCTGTATTATCTAATATGAGATTAGTTGTACATCTTGCTAAAAAATATCAAGGTATGGGATTACAACTAGAAGATCTAATCCATGAAGGTACAATCGGATTATGTAGAGCAAGAGATAAATTTGATTCTACAAAAGGTGCTAAATTTTCTACATACGCTGCTCAATGGATTAAGGCTACAATCCGACAAGCATTAAATAATAAGAGTAGAACAATTAGAGTACCTGCTCATAAAACCCATATCCCTGATATAGGTCCTAAAGTATCTGAATTGGATCCAACATATCAAGGTACTTATGAATCTCATATTGAACAATCCCACGAAGAATCTCACCTTAAGCATAAGATAGAAAACTTAATAGGTAAACTTAAACCAAGACAACAAGAAATTATTAAAATGAAATTTGGTATCGATTGTAATGAAATGAAAACTATTGAAATTGCAAAGCAATTAAATATTACTGTTCAATCTGTAAATGGAACTATTCGTAATGCAATTAAAATTATGAAAGGTTAATATGATAGAGAAAATAATTTTATATGCCAAAACATTACAACCTTTATTGAAATGGATTAAAGATAATCCTGATGATAAAGAGATTAAGTACACTGTAACAAGACTTATCAGGTTTTATAGTAATACCCCTAAAGAATTAGGACTCCCTTATATGTATTCGAGCGCCGCTCTACAAGAAGCTATTAAACTAGATATAGATGATCCTGCAGAAAAGCTAAAGTGGATTACATGGAGAGAACAAACAAATAAAAGTGGTTTAAAAGATATTGGTAGAAAAAATGGTATATTTCATTTAGAGCATATTGTCCCTATATCTCAAATAGCAAAAAAGCTTTATAAACTAGATAATCTTGATCTCGTAATCCCTATCTATAAAATACTAGTAGATAATTTTAAAATAGCATGGATTTTAAAATCTGAACAAAAAATACTTGATAGTATTAACCGGAGTGGAATAAGAACTCCTGAACTTTTAACAAACCTAAATATCCATATAAAAGGATTTAATAATTAACATATGCCAGAATTAGCAGAACTTAGATTAACAGCAGATTATATAAATGAATGTAGCCACGGTGAAGGTCCTATGATTCATTATACAAAAATTGAAAAAAACCCTGCTCACAAAGGAACTCATTGTATTACACCTGAGAGCCCTAAGGGTTATTTCGGTTTATCTGCAGAGAGTAGAGGAAAAGAATTAATATTATACATTAAAGAAGGTGGCAAAACTACTCCTCTTAGAATGTCAATGGGTATGAGCGGTCATTTTAAATTAACAAATACTGGCCAAGAACCAAAGCATGCTCATTTAAAATTTTATAGAAAGGATGGAACTACATTATCATTTGTTGATGTAAGGAGATTTGGTAAATGGAAAGCTGGTGAAACATGGAGCACAAACCGTGGCCCAGATCCTACTACTGAAGCTGATGAGTTTAAATATAACATATTAAAGAATTTAGATAAAAGAGTATTTGATCAACCTATTCATTTAGTATTAATGAATCAAAAATATTTTAATGGTATTGGTAATTATCTTAGAGCTGAGATCTTATATAGGCTACCTGAAGTAAATCCTTTTATGGATGCTAGAGAAGTTATAGACAATTGCCCAAAGGTATTAGAATTATGTACAACTATACCAAGAAAAGCTTATTCATTAGGTGGAGGACAATTAAAGGATTGGGAAAATCCGTGGCAATCAGATAAAGAAAAGTTTGAAAGATTCATTAAATGTTATAACAATAAAAACATGGGGCATATCATGGATAAGAACGGAAGAAGGTTTTGGTTTGATCCTAAATGGAACATTAAAATGTTAGAACATATCTCTAAACAAAAATAAAACAAACTTACATTTTAGCTATATAAAAATAAATCAAAAAGAGTATGGCAAACACTGACAATAAATGTAAGGATCTTACTATAAAAGATTACTATGAAGAAAAAGGCTATGATGTAAATGCATGTTCATTGCGTGATCTTTATCGACTTCAGGAAAATACACAAAATATGTATTTTGAAAAACAAGGAAAGAAACCTTTTAAAGATTTTAACATTGGAGATCTAATTGATTTCTTAATGGTTAATAATCATGCAATCATTGATGAGTTACATGAAATGGTAGATGCAGTTGGAGGAATCGAAGATGGTGCAGGTAATGCTGCATGGAAACCTTGGAAATCTAAAAATCCCGAAATCAGAAAACAAAAATTATCAGATTTAACACCTGGTGATTTAAAAGAATTAAAAATGGAATGGGTTGACGTAATGCATTTTGTATTTAATGCAGGATTAGCAATCGGAGTAACCTCTGATGAATTTTATAATTACTACCTTTCAAAGAATGAAGAAAACTGGGATCGACAAAAAAACAATTATTAATTATATACCTATAAAAATAAAAATATGCTATTAGACATTACACAAGAGGACAGAGAATTATGGGTATCTTATTTTAATCTTGACGGAAAGACTAGATTTAAAACTTATGATCTTCAAACCGAAGATATGTTTAACTGGGAAGTTTGTGATAGTAGAGATACTAAAGCAGATCCTAAAATTAAAAACTGGGATGGCCGTCCTGTTAAAAAAGTAAGGTCTAGATATTTAAATAAATATAGGGTATTGGAGTATATGGAGCAACTATCATTCTCTGATAGAGAACTAATATTCGGTTATCATTTTCCAAGAACATTTTTTGTAGATATTGAAGTTGAGGTAACTGATTCATTTCCTGAACCAAGTAAGGCACCAAACCCAGTAACTGCAATCTGTATAGTAACACCAGAAAAACAATGTATAGTTTTAGCTACAAAGGACTTAGATAAACAAACACAAGCTAAAATACAAAAACAAATTGATGAGCATTTTAAATCAATAGGCGAAGAATTTTCTTTTATCTTTAAATGTTTTAAGAATGAATATGATATGTTATATACTTTCTTAGATACTTTTGTTAAGAAATTCTCAATGATGACTGGTTGGAATTACATTCAATTTGATTGGCAGTATATTGTAAATCGTTGTAAAAAGTTAGGTATTGATCCTTCTATATCATCTCCTATTGGTAGAACTTTTGGAAAACATGAATTTCCATGCCATGTAGGTGTAATGGATTATTTAGATATTTATGCAAAATGGGATAGGACTGTTGATATTAAAGAAGATTTAAAATTAGATACAGTAGGTGAAGCAGTTGTAGGAATTCGCAAAATTAAGTATGAAGGTACTATACAAGATATGTTTGTAAAGGATTATCCTAAATACATTTTTTATAATGCAGTAGATACAGCATTAGTATATTTAATTCATGAAAAAATTAAAACAATGGAAATTGCTTTAACAATAGCTCATATGACTGAAATAAGTATATTTAAAGCCGCATCACCAGTTGCAATTACAGAAGCTTTATTAGCTAAAGAATTTTTAACTAGAGATTTAGTAATGGCAAAAGATCCAAACGCCAGGCCTGCAAAGCGTGAAGGTTTTGAAGGAGCTTTTGTAAAAGAACCAAAAACAGGAATGCATAATGCTGTAGCTGCATTTGATTTTGCTTCTCTATATCCTTCTATTATGAGACAGTTAAACGTATCACCAGAAAGTTTTATTAAAAAGGTAAAACCTGAGAATAGAGAAAAAGAAGTAGGTGATGATAGGATCGTATCTGTTACTGGTGCTGTTTATAGTACTGAGAGATCAATACTAAAAGATGTATTAAGTAGATTATATAGTCAAAGAAAAGAATACAAGAAAGAATCATTTAGGTTACAACAAAAAGCATATGATTTAGAGCAGGTGTTAAAAAAACAAGACAATGATTAAAACTCACGTCTTAACTAGAATAAATAAAAAACAATACTAATTAACGACATGCAACCAATTATCCTGAGTTGCATGTTTTGTCTAAAATAATAAAAAACTATGAGCAAACTTTTCACCAACCGAGTTGAATACAAACCTTTTGAATATCCGGAATATTATTTGGATGGCTGGTTACCACAAGCACAAGCATTTTGGTTACATACTGAAATTTCAATGCAAGGAGATTTAAAAGATTGGAATGAAAATATTAAACCACACGAAAAAAACTTAGTAGGAAATATTCTTTTAGGATTCGCTCAAACTGAATGTGCAGTATCTGATTATTGGACAGGAATGGTTACAAAATGGTTTCCTAAACATGAGATAAGACAAATGGCAATGATGTTTGGTTCACAAGAAACTATTCATGCAGTTGCTTATAGTTATTTAAATGAAACATTAGGTCTTGAAGATTATACTGCATTTTTACATGAACCTTCAATGGCTGATAAATTTGATTTCTTAATGTCAACTAAAGCTGATTATACAGATAAAGATTTATTGGAAAGTAAAGATGCAAGAAAAGAAGTAGCCAGGAGTCTTGCAATATTCTCTGCATTTGCTGAAGGTGTATCTCTTTATAGTTCATTCGCAGTTTTATATAGTTTTCAAATGAGAAATCTTTTAAAAGGAATAGGACAACAAATGAAATGGTCCGTGAGAGATGAATCATTACATTCTAAAATGGGATGTAGGTTATTTAATCATATGTGCTCTGAGGATAAAGAATTGAGAAATGATGTTAAAGAATCTATTTATGAAGCTGCGAAGTTAATGGTAGACATGGAGCATGATTATATTGATAAGATTTTTGAAATGGGTGATATTGAAAATTTAAAAGCGTATGATTTAAAGAATTTTATTTATAGAAGAACAAACGAAAAATTACAAGAATTAGGATTAGATCCAATATTTGAATATGATGAAAAATCTGCCGATGCTTTAGATTGGTTTTATCATTTAACAGGTGGGCATACTCATACTGACTTTTTTGCTATTAGACCAACTGATTATGCAAAAGCAGGTGAAGGTGATGATTGGGATGATATTTGGTAATAATTAAAAATAAAAAGAAATGACAGCAGATCAAATAGAAAAAGAATTAAATTGGGAACGCGGTGTAGATTATCCAGAATGGGGTCATACTGATGTTTATTTAAATACAATATCAAGAGGGTATTGTTTACCAGGAGAAACTCCAAAGGATGCATACTGGAGAGTAGCTACAACAGTAGCAAATAGACTAAAGAAACCAGAAATGGCAGAAAAGTTTATGAAATACATCTGGAACGGCTGGTTAAATCTAGCATCACCTGTGTTAAGTAATACTGGATCTGAAAGAGGTTTACCTATAAGCTGTTTTGGTATAGATGTAGCTGATAGTATAAATGATATAGGCCAAAAGAACCTAGAGCTTATGCTATTAGCAAAGCATGGAGGTGGTGTAGGAGTAAGTCATAATCAAATTAGACCAGCAGGATCTAATATAACTGACAATGGAACAAGTGATGGTGTAGTACCTTTTATTAAAATTAATGATTCTACAATTCTTGCAACAAACCAAGGCGCAGTAAGAAGAGGGGCAGCAAGCACAAACTTAAGTATTGAACATGGTGATTTTTGGGAATGGTTAGAAATAAGAGAACCTAAGGGTGATATTAATAGACAATGTTTAAATACTAATCAATGTGTAATTATCTCTGACAAGTTTATGAGAAATGTAATTGAAGGTGATTCAGAATCTAGAAAAAGATATGCAGCCGTTCAAAGAAAACGAAGACAAACTGGGCAACCTTATATAATGTATAGAGGAAATGTTAATAAACAAAACCCAGAAGCTTATAAGAGAAATGGTCTTAAGGTATTTATGACTAATATTTGTTCTGAGATTGTTTTACACACTGATGAAAATCATTCTTTTGTATGTTGTTTAAGTTCTCTTAATCTCTCTAGATATGATGAATGGAAAAATACTAATCTTATTTATGATGCAACATGGTTTTTAGATGGTGTACTTGAAGAATTTATACAAAAAGCTAAATATAGAAAAGGTTTTGAAAACTCTGTAAGATCTGCTGAAAAGGGTAGAGCATTAGGTTTAGGTGTATTAGGATGGCATACTTATTTACAGCAGCGTGGAATCGCTTTCGAGGGGTTAGAAGCACAATATGAAACTCGTAATATATTTTCTCAAATTAAAATTGAAAGTGAAAAGGCTAGCCGAGATCTTGCTGAGGAATATGGAGAACCGCTATGGTGTAGAGATACAGGATTTAGGAATACTCATTTAAGAGCAGTTGCCCCAACAGTATCTAATTCAAAATTAGCAGGAGGTATATCTGCTGGTATTGAACCAGTACCTGCAAATATATGGACTGATCAATCTGCTAAAGGAACCTTTATTAGAAAGAATAAACAATTAGAAGGATATCTTGATAAAATTGGCCATGATAATAAAAAAGTATGGGATAAGATAATGGCTGATGGTGGATCTGTTCAAGGATTAAAATTTTTAGATGATTGGTGTTTCTTAAAAGGTATATTGATGAAATGTAAAGATGTACCTGAATTCCATGAAGGCGTTCCTTTTAAAGATGTATTTAAAACCTTTAAGGAAATAAATCAATTAGAGCTAGTAAAACAAGCAGGTGTAAGACAGCAATATGTTGACCAAGCAGTAAGTTTAAATTTAGCATTCCCTAAAGAAGCTACCCCAAAATGGATTAACCAAGTTCATTTAGAAGCATGGAAGCAAGGTATTAAAACTTTATACTATATGAGAACTGAATCTGTACTAAGAGGAGATATTGCTGCAAAGGCAATGGAGGATTGCGTTAGTTGTGACGGATAAAATAAGTTATGGAAAATTATACATATATACTCGGTCCTTGTAGTATTGAAAACGAGGATAACTTTTTAGAGGTAGCCAAAACGTTAGATGGTTATATGGGAGGCAAAGATTGGTACTTAAAAGGTTCTTTTGATAAAGCTAATAGAACTTCTATACATTCTGATAGAGGCCCAGGTTTAGATGAAGGTATTAGAATTATGCAAAGTATTAAAGAAGCTTATCCTAATGTTAAAATTGTAACTGATATCCATGAACCTAACCAAGCACTACCCCTTTCTGATGTAGTTGATGTTATTCAAATACCAGCATTCTTATGTAGACAAACAGATCTTTTAATTGCCTGCGCAAAAAACTTTAATATAATTAACATTAAGAAAGGCCAATGGTTATCTGCAGATGCAATGAAACATGCAGTTGCAAAGATTAAAGAGGTTGATCCTAATTGTGAAGTATGGGTAACTGAAAGAGGTTCTAATTTTGGTTATGATAGATTAATTGTAGATTTTAGAGGTGTAGATGTAATGAAAGAATTTGCAGACAAAGTTATTTTAGATTGTACTCACTCAACTCAAATGGCTGGAGAAGGTATAACTGGAGGAAGTCGTAAGTTAGCAAAACAATATGCACAAGCAGCTAAGATATTTGAATATGATGGAGTATTTATTGAAACTCACCCTGATCCTGATAATGCTATTTCTGATTCTGCTAGTCAAGTAGAATTAGATTGGTTAGTGTCTCAAATAAATAATATATGAATTTAGACTATTCTAAGCTATTAAATCGCAAACCTATAATAACTGATCTTAAATTAATTAAAGATTTTATTAAAGGTAAAAGAATCATTGTTACAGGTGGTGCAGGTTCAATAGGTAGTGAAATAGTAAGGCAGCTTGTTAATTTTAATGCTTCATCAGTAACTGTTTTTGATAATGCTGAAGCATCTATGTTTCATTTAGAACAAGAGATAAGTAGATCAAATCCAAAATCTCATATTAAATATGTAATAGGTGACGTAAGAGATAAGTATAGGCTAGAGGAAGTGTTTGAAAGTTTTAAACCTGATGTAGTATTTCATGCTGCTGCTTATAAGCATGTTCCTATGATGGAAGCAAATCCTATTGAAGCAATTAAAACAAATGTTCTAGGAACAAAGAATGTTGCTGATATTTCTTTTATGAACGAGGTTGACAAATTTGTTATGGTATCAACTGATAAAGCAGTTAATCCTACAAACATAATGGGTGCTACTAAAAGAATAGCAGAATTATATACTCAGTTTTTAGAAACTAAATCAGCTACTAAATTTATAGTGACTAGATTTGGTAATGTTTTAGGATCTGAAGGTTCAGTAATTCCAACATTTATAAAACAAATTAAAAGTGGTGGTCCTGTTAGTGTTACTCATAAAGAGGTTATAAGATACTTTATGACTATACCTGAAGCATGTCAATTAGTATTACAGGCAAGTGTATTAGGAAATGGTGGAGAAGTGTTCCTGTTTGATATGGGAGAACCTGTAAGCATAGAACATTTAGCAATAAATCTTATTAAGCATTTTAAAAGCGATGCTAAGATAGAGCACATAGGATTAAGACCAGGTGAAAAGCTATATGAAGAGCTATTATGTGATGGTGAAAATATGGTAACTACGAATGATCGTAACATAATGAAATTAAATCATGAAGAATATGATTTTAAAACTTTAATACCTAAAATAGAAAAGCTATCTAAAATAAGATCAAATGATTTTTATAAGATACTTCTATTAATGAAAAGTATTGTTCCAGAATTTAAAAGAGAAAGCAATGATTAATATTTACGGAAAAGGAGGACATGCCAATGTTATTAATTCTATTTTATCACAGACTCACTCAAAACAAATAAATTTTTGGAATGATGAAAGTTATGAAAAGGAAGTAGGAGACTTTGATCCTTATAATAATAATATTAAAGGCAATTGGATAATTGCAATTGGTAATAATAAAAATAGAAAAAAGGTAGCAGAATTATTAGGTAATGATTGCTATATTACAGTAACACATAACTCAGCCATAATTGATGCTAATATTAATCCTGGTGAAGGGTCTCAAATTTTACATGGTTCGGTAATTCAGGTTGGAACTAAAATAGGAAAACATTGTATAATTAATACAGCAGCTTCTGTAGATCATGATTGTATCTTAGGAGACTTTAGTTTTATAGGACCTAATGCAACACTATGTGGCGGTGTAGAAATCGGAGAAGGTACATTTATTGGGGCAGGCGCAGTAGTGTTACCTTATATTAAAATTGGTAAAAATTGTATGATTGGTGCAGGTTCAGTTGTTACAAAAAATTTACCAGACGGAATCACCGCTTATGGAAACCCTATTAAAATAAAATTATGAAAAAGATTTACTTATCACCGCCTCATATGTCAGGCAAAGAATTAGAATATATTAAAGATGTATTCAAAGATAATTGGATTGCTCCAATTGGGCCGCATCTTAATATGTTTGAAGATGTTGTTAAAAAATATACTGGTGCAAAGCATGCTGTTGCTGTTACTTCATGTACTGCTGGTATTCATTTAGCATTAAGAGCATTAAATGTAAAAGAAGGAGATTATGTTTTATGTTCTTCGTTAACTTTTGTTGCAACTGTTAGTCCGGTACTTTATTGTGGTGCAGAACCTATTTTTATAGATTCAGAGGAAGGTAGTTGGAATATGGATCCTATTTTATTAGAAAAGGCAATTCTTAATTCTACCGCATTAGGTAAAAAACCAAAAGTAATAATACCAGTTCATATATTTGGAGTACCTTGTAATATGGATGCAATTAAAAAATTATCAGATGAATATGACATACCTATTATCGAAGATGCCGCCGAGAGTCTCGGCTCTACTTTTAACAACAAGCACACAGGAACATTTGGTCCTATTGGTGTTTATTCTTTTAATGGAAATAAATTACTATCTACCTCAGGTGGTGGAGTGGTTGTAACTAATGATAAAAAGAAAGCTGATTACATGAGATATTTGTCAACACAAGCTAAAGACAATAAATCATTTTATCATCATACAGAAATTGGATATAATTATAGAATGAGTAATGTATTAGCAGCAATAGGTGTTGGCCAAATGGAAGTAATTGAAGAAAGAATAAAAAGAACAAGAGAAATTAATCAAATCTATAAAAAAGAAGTTGGTAATTTATTTTATTCATTTCAAGAAGAGAGAAAAACTGATAGATCAAATATGTGGCTAACTTGTGCACTAATGAAAGGTAAAGATAAACCTGAAGATTTAATAAAACATTTAGCTAAAGATAACATAGAAGCTCGCAGATTATGGAAGCCAATGCATGAACAGCCAGTTATGCAAGGTTATAAAAAATATATAAATGGAAACAGTTCTTTATTATTCTTACAAGGTATTTGTTTACCGTCAGGTTCAGATCTAACAAAATCAGATATGAAAAGAATAATAAAGTCAATAAAAACATTTTTTAAGAAATGATAACATTTGAAGAATATAGTTTATTAGAATCATTTATGGGTTCTGAAAATTTCCAAATTCTATTAGAAAAGAATTTAGGATCTAAAATTGATAATGATATTAAATTCGGTATTGTTATGGCAACTCATGACATGAATGCTGGTGCTGCTAATAAATCTAGAGCAAAGCATATGACTACACCTGGTGTTTTAACCGATGCTTTAAATTCAGTTAAAGCTCAAAAGTATAAGAATTGGAAAATATACATAACTGCCGATAAGTATGAAGGTGATGAAGGAGAAATTAAGAAGGTAATGGAAGATGTTATTCCTAAAGATCAAATACAATATAAAAACAGATCTACACCAGGAGAAAGAAATAATAAAAAGTGGTCAACAAAGCAAATCCGATTTACAGCAGGCTGTGGTGCACTCAATGACTCTCTAGACATGGCTAAGAAAGATGGTTGTGATTATATCATTAGATTAGACCATGATGATAAATGGGCCCCTAATCACTTAGAGCTTATAGCTAAAGCTTATTCTCAATATCCTGACTTAGGATTTGTATTTACAAGAAGTAAAAAGAAAGTAACTGCTCATAATACTTCTAAGAAAGTATTTATGCAACCTCAAAAAGAATATGATATGGATCTTAACAATAAAGGTTATGGTGCAAATGATACTTCACACTCGGCAGTCTCATGGAGACCGAGTATAACTGGAGAATTAAGATATAGAAACCCAGATCAACAAAAAAACACAGCTCCTAAATTAAAAGGTGCTCCAACTGGATCAGGAGGAGTTTTACCAGCAGATTGGGATATGTTTAAAAGAGTTATGCAAAACGTGCGTGACAAAGGAAAGAATTATATGTACATCCCTAAAATAACAAGTTTTTACAGAAATCGTGAAGGCAAGTTCTAGTGATGAATATATAGATTAAATAAACTAAATAACTAAAATAATTAATTATGGAAAAATTTGAAGAAATCATCGCTTTAATCGAAGCATGTAAAGAAGACGTAGATAAGTTTTATGTAAAAGGAAATAAAGCTGCTGCAGTTAGAATTCGTAAAACAATGCAAGATGTTAAAAATCTAGCACAAGAAGTAAGAATACACGTACAAGATACTAAGAATAGTCTTTAATCTAAATACCGTTCACCTAAAAGAGGCTGCCATATAGGCGGTCTTTTTTTGTCTTAAAAATATCTCTAGCACTCTTAAAACATTTGTTAATTATACCATATAATAATAAATCAGTTATTTATATGGAAAAATGTTTAATGTTAGACTTTGATGATACTCTAGTTAAAACTATTGAGATTCATGCCGATTCCTGGAGAAAGGCATTAGAAAAAGTTTTAAATATAGAAATACCTTTATCAGCTATTCTGGCTGATATTAATTATGGGATGGATGTTTTATTAGAAAAATATCAATTAACTCCTAAGGAAAGTAAATTAGCACAAAAGTATAAAAAAGAAATATTTTCTAAAAGCTTACATAAAACTAAAGTAAATGAATTACTTTTATATATGTGTAAGAGTAAAGTATTTAAAAATTTAGTAATAGCATCAAATTCATCTAGAGAAAATGTAGATAGAATTATGAGTTATCACCAGATAGAACCTTCTTTATTTGATTACATATATACTAGAGAAGATGTATCAAATAAAAAACCGTCACCAGATATGGGACATTTAATAATGGAAAAGTTTCCACAATATAATTTTGAAGACTTCCTAATGGTTGGGGATTCTGATGTGGATTTAACTTTTGCACGTAAACTTGGAATAAAATGCATAATAGTAAAATTTTAATAGGGAATAGCGGAGATAAGGTATTTCTCCAAGGTAATAAAGTTATAAAGGAAGCAGGACATTATCCAGAAAAATTCAAACAACAAATGGATTTTTTAATGTGCACAGAGCATCCTAATTTTATTGACATTAAACCATTATCAGAAACGAGTTATGAAATGAAAAGGTATGCTACTTGGTATGATAAAATTTTAGCGCAACCTTTAAATACTTCATTAGGTCAATTAGAAAGTTTAATTTCTATAATAGGTAAATTTGATAATGTAGGATCAGATGTAAAGACTCAAGATTATTTTGAAAAATTACAATTAAGAACAGGATATAATTATGAAGGTAAGTTTGATGCAACATCTGCATGGGGATTTGTTCATGGAGATTTAACAGTAAGTAATATTCTACATGATAAAGACTTCTTATTTATAGATCCAAGAGGAACTGAAGAACAGAACTACTATGATTATGGTAAATTAATGCAATCTTTTGTTATGGAATATGAGTCCCATATATACAATAACCCTAGTAAAAAATATAGTAGCTTTTGTAAAGGCGCAGAACAAATAATGTATGAATGGTGTGATGAATATCAATTAAAGTTCTTTTTAGCCGTTCACTTATTAGGCGCAGTACCTTTCTTTGAATTAAATGAAAGATATGAATTAGCAGGTTCTTTCCTTAAAAAAGGTCATGAATTATTTGATGAATTAGAAATAAAGTATAGTAAATGAAAAGAGTAACAAAGGCAATAATTTTAGCAGCAGGCAGATCAACTCGATACGGCAAAAATAAATTAGTTGATCCTATCTTAGGAAAGTCAACAGTTGAATACTGTATTGAATTTTGTATTGAAAACGGAATAGAGGATTGTTATGTAACAATCAGTAAAGCAGACTTCTTCTTTAAAGATAGTGTAAAACTTTCTCATCCTATTATTGAAGTATTAAATAAGTATAAAAAAGAAATTAATATATTTTATGAATTTCAAAAGGATGATGAATACGGACCAGGTGCTGCAATAAAAGTATGGGCAGGTAAATTTAATGAAGGTTTCTTATGTCTATTTGGTGATAATTATTATCAAGGAAATATAGGATTAGAATATCATGATCCAAATAGTACAGTAGTTACTTATAAAGATTATGATACAAGAGCTAGGAATTTACAATTAGCTTCTATATTAGAAAATGTTGTTATTGAAAAACCACATGGAATTGTATCAGGTAGATATTTCTGTGGTTATATGATATTTTCAAAAGAAGCATTTGATAATCTTGACAGTATTAAAATGTCAAATAGAAATGAATATGAAATTACCCATCTTATTAATTCAATGGATAATTTAAAATTTGAGGAATTAAATATATGTTGGTATGATCTAACATACGAAAATGATAAAGCAGTAATAGAAGATTTAATTAAAACGTGTTAAATGAAAAATGTTAAAAGAGTAGGTTTCTTTAAACTTGGTAAAGCGATTAAGTTTAATGAAAATAGTTGGGGAGCAATCGGTGGAGATTGTGAACCTAAGCAACTGATAAATTCAATTGCAAAAAGAAATCCTAATATTGAATATTGGATATTAAGTCCAAATGATTTAGGTAGAGTTAGAGCAAAGGAAAAACCAGCAGTTCAATCATTATTTGGAGATCCTGTTGTAGCAGAGTTAGCAGCAGAACCAAATATTCATGAGTTTCATTCTAAAATGGAGAACAGAAAATCTGCTGATGAAACTGTAAAATTTATAAAAGAATTAGATTTAGATTTTATTTTCTTTTATACTGGACCATCAAGTACAGTTAACATACCTAATTATATTAACAAGAAAGATGGCAATGGTCAAGTTAAATCATTAGACTTTTTTAAATATTATGCGGCTCCGATAATTCAAGCGATGAATGAGTTGGAAAAGAAAGTACCGATTGTTGGTTTGCTTGTAGATAACCGATATGTATTAGCCTGTAAAGATTGGGGTATTAATAATAGGCCTACATATTACTTAGCTCAAAATAATTTTACAAAAGAAGAACAATATTTTTATCAACCACCATTAAGGGATGTTAAAACTATTACATCTACTTATGAATATTCAGGAATTGAAACTGTCTTTCTTTTAGATAAGACTAGATATAACACCGATGAATTGTTTGAAATGAAAAAGACAAACTCATTTATGATGTTACAAAATCAAGGAAAAGGTACAGGCGGAATGGACCGATGGGATCCTGTTAAAGATTATATTGTAGAGAATGATATAAAGACTGATATTTATGGTAAGTGGGATGATGAATTAAAAGAAAAATATCCAGATTGGTTTAAAGGAGAAAAAAGAATTGAATCAATGACAGATGAATTACTTTCTACTAAGTATACCTTCTGTGTACCTATTAAAGAAGGAATGGTAACCTCTAAGTATGCTGAAATGCTACACTATGGTATTATACCATTCTTACATCCATCTTACGATACTGAATTTAATGTCTTCCCTGATGGTCATTTCATTAGATGCAAATCTCCAGAAGATTTAAAAAAGAAAGTAGAGTTTTTAAATGCAAACCCAGATCATTATAAAAAGCTCTTTTATAATCTCCAAGAAAAATACTTAAAAGATTCCTATTATACTGGAGAACATGTAGATAATAAAATCTGGGAAGCTTATAACAAAATAACAAAATAAAAATATGTATAATTCAGAAACAAAAATCCTAGTAACAGGCGGTGCCGGCTTTATTGGTACAAATTTTATTAATGATTTATTAAATAGGGGCCATAACCCAGACTGTATTGCAGTTGTTGATAATATGTCTAATGGTACTTATATACCTAAAGTCCATGATAAAATTAAAAATTTTAATAAAGTAGATATTAGAAATCAATATGTTGAAACTGTAATCGAAAAATTTGCACCTGATTATGTATATCATTTTGCAGGGTGGGTTTCTATATATGATTGCAACGCAGATCCTTATGAAGCAGTAGATAACAATATCTTAGGAAGTATTAATGTAATGAACGGTTGTGTTAAAGCAAATGTAAAAAGAATTATTTTTAGTGAAACTTCAGCAGTATATGAAAATTGTAAAATGGGTGATGAAGGTTATAATGAAACACAATCAGATCCTACTACAATTTATTCTACAACAAAGGCATGTCTTGCTTTATTAGCAGAATCATACCAAAGAACTAAAGGTTTAAATTATACTGCACTTAGATATTTTAATGTAGCAGGACCTTTGCAAGATTATCATAGAACAGTACCTCCAGTATTTGCTGGATTTATACTAAGAATAATGGGTGGTCATAATCCTATAGTGTTTGGTGATTATAAAAAATCAAGAGATTATATTAATGTTGCTGATGTTAATGCATTCCATATTCTCTGTATGGAAAATAAAGATACTGCAAATCAAACATTTAATTTAGGAACAGGTAAAATGACAAACTTATTAGATCTTAAAAACTTAATTGCTGATGAAATGGATGTAAGCGGTATACCGTTTGATCATTATGATGCAATTGCAGGCGAAGCTGTATATTCTTTTGGAGATGTATCTAAAGCAAAATCTATGGGATGGGATCCTAAGAAAGATATTGTTGATACGATAAAAGAAACTATTGACTATTTAAAAAATGAAGTTAAAGAAGGCACCATTAATCCATTAACATTTATGGAAGATTTAGAAATTGAAAAAGTAAAAATATGAACAAAGAAAAAGAATTAAAGTGGGGTACTATGATTCCGTTAATCGGAGGTAGTGCAATAGGTTGCAATAAAGCAACAGGTAATTTACCAGCATTTCATTTAAGCTATGAAGCTTTTGCTGCTAATGAAAGCCATATAGAAGATTATTGGCCAGATGTACCTATGTATAGAATAGATCACGAAGAATTAGATATTCCTAATCAAACATTCGAACAGGTAGATTTTGTAAATTCTGTTTGTCCTTGTGCAGGTTTATCGCAGTTAAATTCTGCTAGTGGTAGCGCCTCATCTAGAGGATCTGATGCGGTCCAAAATCAATGGATGTATAATTCAGCAGAGTATGTTTTGGAGAATGTTAAACCTAAAGTCTTATGGGGTGAAAATGCACCAGGTCTTTTTACTAAAATGGGGCAAGGTGTTGTTGATAATCTTAAAGCTATCGGTGAAAAATATGGATATAGCTTTTCATTAATTAAAACTAATACTGAACTACATGGAATACCACAAAGAAGAATAAGAACATTTTATTTCTTTTGGAATACACCAACAGTACCTTTATTAGGATGGAAGTTTAGAGAAAAGAAACATCTTATAGATTATCTTAAAGAAGTACCAGAAGATGCAACACTACAAGATATGTTTATGGTTGAAGGTAAAGTAACTGATCATTATAAACCTTATGAATTTGTATTGGAAAAGGAAGGTTTAAATCATGCTGATTTTGCTAAGAAATTTGGTAAAGGTACGATTGCTCAATATTTAGAAAAGAATGATCTTTTAGATGAGTGTATTAATTGGTTAGATAAAAAATATCATAAACAAGGATTCTCTAATAAAAAATCAACAAAATCATTTGGTGATATGCTAGAACACCAGAAATATAAAACAAGCCAAGGCTTAGGTTATTGGGATGCTTCACCGCATTTCTTTAATGAAAGCTTTTCTGCTCTTATTGGTAGAAATATGTTTAATGGTGTACACCCAACAGAAAACAGATATCTAAACATTAGAGAAATGTTACACTTAATGGGATTACCATTAGACTTTGGAATTAAAGATGCTAGGCAAGTTAATCATATTGCTCAAAATGTACCAGCAACAACTGCAATGGATATGGCAGTAGAAGTTAAAAAATTCTGTGAAGGTAAAGCTAAAATGACAAACTTTACTTTTATGAAGCAGGATAATACAAGTCAGAAAATCTTAGTAACGGAAGAGCTAGGTGCAATACCTAAAAAGAAGTATAAAGTTAAGAGTACTTTTTAAAACTAAATTAAATTAATGCATATAACAATAAACAAATAATAAATTCAATGGAAGCAACTATTAAAAAAATTGACGGTTACGAATTAAGTACATTCGTCAAAAAACTTTTACCGATTGATAAATTCATTTTTATGAAAATTGGAAAGGAAGGAACCGTTTCATCTGTATACTTCCCAGAAAGGGACGCAGTGAAACTAGTATCAACACCAACATCAGATATCTTTGATACTGACATTACTGATCCAGTAAAAGTTAGTTTTTATAATGGTACTAAAGTGATTGATGCATTAGCTCATTTTAATGGAGATGTACAAGGTAAAATTAAATACTCTGAGATTGATGGAGAATTAATGGCAAGTGATTTTACTTTAGAAAATGAAGATCTTCAAATTAACTTAGCATGTGCAGATCCATCTTTATCTTTTATGGAAATGAGTAAAGAAGAAACCGATCGTGCATTTAGTGTTGACGGAAGTATATTTCAATTTGATCTTTTAACAACTCATGTAGATAAAATGAAATCTCTATTTAATTTAGAAAGAGAAGAAGATACATTTACATTAACAGTAACAGATAAAGGAATTGCCGTGCAAGGACTTTCATATGATGCAACATTATCGCATTCGTATGAAGGTGAAAATGCAATAGACCAAAAGGTAGTAATTTACAAAAAATATATTAACCTTTTAGATAAAGAAAACTATAAAGTGGTAGTTTGTAATAATAAAGTTGTATTTAGATCTTTAGATACCAACACTCACTTAACTGTCGCAGTTGCGATTACTGACGAGGATTAATTTTAAATATCCTTAATCTAAACAAAAGGCCTCCTATCCAATTAAGGAAACAGGAGGCCTTTTTCTTAAAACTTTTTATAGTTTTTAGCATATAAAAATAAAAAATAAATTATGGCATACATAAGTAAAACCGGATTAAAGGTAAGTATAGGTAAAAAGAATGGTCAAGAAACTATTGAATTTATAGAATTTGATACTAGGTACCAAGATACTTATATTCAATACATCACAGAGTATTTTAACCCTGTAATAGGTATATATGATGAAAGCAAAACCCAAATATATTTTGAAGGTAATGATACTTTGCTAATTGATCAAGCCTTTGCAGTAACCTCAGGTGAATTAACATAATATGACAGAAACTACTGAGTTACAACAAATTAATAAAGAGGCTAGTAAATTTTATAATTATGAACAGGCCGTTAAGTTAATGCTTAATTCTATATACGGTGCATTTGGTAATCCTTACTTTTATTTCTTTAATATAGACATTGCAGAAACAATAACTTTACAAGGTAAAGATGCTATTCTTTATACCGAGGAATTATTAAATAGATATTTTAGATTGTATTGGCATAAAGATATTGCTGCTCATAAAGAAATGGGTATTACTGTTACCGGTAAAATTGAAAATCCAGTAGGTATTTATATTGATACAGATTCAGTTTATGTTAAGTTTGATGAAGTCATTGCAAAATCAGAAGGTTTTGATGGCGATGATAAGGAATTTATTTTAAAGTTATATAAGTGTAGAGTAAATGGTTATTTAGAAAAAATTCTCCAAAGATATGCTGATGATAATAATTCAGAAAACTTTTTATCTTTTGAATTAGAAAGTATTGCTAAAAATGCAATATGGTTAGCAAAGAAAAAGTACATGCAAAATATTGTATGGAAAGATCCAGATATTCATTATGAAGATTTATCCAAAATTAGTTCTAAAGGGTTTGAAATTATTCAATCTTCAACTCCAATATTTGCTAGAGAAAAACTAAAAGATTTATTAACATACATTTTTTCTGTGGAAAAATTAGATATGAAAGCTTTTGCTGCATTATTAAAAGATATTAAAAGGCAATTTAAATTAGCTAATGTAGACCAAATCTGTTTTTCTAGAAAAGTAAATAATTATCAAAAATATATTGTTAATGATTATGAAGCTTTTGAATTTGGATCAAGATGTCCAATTGGTGTAAGGTCCGCAGGTTATCATAATTATTTATTAAACAACTCTTCATCTAAAGGCAAGTATCAACCTTTAGGAAATGGTGAAAAATGTAAAATGTACTTTTCTAAAGATAAATCTTGTGATGTCTTTGCATTCGCACCAGGTGATTATCCTTATGAGTTTGCACCAGAAATTGATCATGATAGACAATTTGAAAAAACAATACTAGATCCAATTAATCGTGTTGTTACAGCAATGGGATTTAAAGCATTTAATAGAAATCTTATTTATACCACGAGTTTATTTTAAAGTAAACAAAAAGCAAAAAATACATATAATAATAAATAGAAAACAACATGGCAAAAGAATTCTCATTCGCAGATTTAAATAAAGAAATGTCAAAGATATCCGAATACGGAGAGACTTTAGACAAATCAACAATTTCAGAAATTGATCATTATATTCCTACTGGGAATTATCATCTTAATGCATGTCTAACTGGATCTTTATTCGGAGGTTATCCAAATAATAGAGCAGTTGCATTAGCAGGACCTTCTGGTACAGGAAAAACATATCTTATTTTAAATGCAATTAAACAAGCACAAAAACAAGGTTATAGTATTGTATTTTATGATTCAGAAAATGCAGTAGACAAATCTTTAGTAGAAAAGTTTGGAATTGATGCTTCAAAATTTAGATATGAACCATGTAATACAGTTCAAGAATTTAGAAGTTCAGTAACTGCAATTACTGATGTATTAATTGAACAAAAGAAAAAGGGTATTGCATTGCCAAAAATAATGGTAGTTTTAGATTCTGCTGGTAACCTTGCAACTCAAAAAGAAATTGATGATGCAAAGACTGGAAGTAGTAAAGCAGATATGACAAGAGCTAAACTTTTAAAATCTACTTTTAGAATTATTATGACTCAATTTGGAATTTGTAAAATTCCATTCTTATTTACAAACCATACTTACCAAACACAAGATCTGTTTTCAAGGCAAGTTGGTGGAGGTGGTACTGGGCCAGAGTATGCAGCATCAATTATTTTGTTTTTAGGTAAAGCTAAACTTAAAGAAGGTATTGAGCAAACCGGTATTATTGTAACTGCTAAACCAAATAAAAATAGATTTGCAAAACCAACAAATATTAAATTTCATATTTCTTTTAATAAAGGTATGAATCCTTATGTAGGATTAGAAGAATACATAGGATGGGATATCTGTGGTATTGAAAGAGGAAGATTTATTACCGAAGGTGCTTTTAATAAATTACCAGATCCAGGTAAAGCTGATTGTAGAAAACATTCGTTTACTAAAGATAAAAAAGAAATTACAGTTTATTTTCAACCATCGCCTACTGCTCGTAAGATATGTGTTAAACACTTAAATGATGCAGTAGATCTTAGTCAATTATATACCCCTCAGGTTTTAACTGAAGATGTATTAAAATTAATAGAACCTCAGGTAGTTGCTAAATTTAATTATGGTGATGAATTAGAGCAAGAAGAATTATCAGACATAATTACAGAAACAACAGTTGATGATGTTACCGAAAACTCTTAATACAGCAAAGCTTAAAGTAAAGTATGTATTAGGAAATCACACAACATTACCACATTACCCTGATACTGAAGATATACTTTTTGAATTAATACGTGATTATTGTGGTAAAGTTGCTAAAGAGATTAAATTTACAGATATCTCAATGGCTAAAAGATGGAATTTATCTAAAGAAGAATGTAATATTCTTTTAAAGGAATTATTAAAGCATAAGTTTTTGGAAATATCTTTACAAAATTCTGCTTATACTACTTATGAAGTAATTTATAATCCATACCAATAAAACTAATTATGTTTTTTAGCATATAAAAATAAAACTACATGAAATCAAGTATAGATCACGAAAAGATTTTCTTTAACTATTTTTTAACAAAACCACATTATCTGAAAGGGACAGGTAATGGGTTTTTTGCTAATAGAGATTTAGATCAGATTGCAAAGTTATCAAAAGCATTTTATTTAAAATTTGGCGAAAGCCCATCTAAACAACAGATGTCAGCTTTAGTTAAGGATGATCCTAATGAAATATCACAGGATATTGTAAAATCTATTTATGATATTAATATAAATGAATATGATCAGGATTGGTTAAAGAGAACTGGTGAAGCATGGGTTAAATGGAAACATTTTGATAAACAATTAGTAAGAACAATTGAATATGTAAAAACTCAAGATGTATCACCAGAAAATGTAGAAGATGTAGTTCAGCGTGCAATAGGAATGATTTCAACTGATGGTTCAATTAATTTTGATACTGATACTGGTTTAGATTTCTTTAATCCTGAATCACATATACAAAGAACATCAAAGAAAATAGAAACTGGGTGGTCTTTCGTAGACAGAGTATCAGGTGGAGGTTATGATACAAAATCTTTAATCGTTTATGCAGGTGAACAAAATATTGGTAAATCTATATGGTTAGCTAATGACGCAGCTAATTTTGTTAAGATGGGCCATAACGTAGTTTTCATTACAGCTGAGATGTCAGCTCAAAAAGTATTAAAAAGAATAGGAGCTAATCTTTTACATGTACCAATGAGTGAATATGATAAACATTCAGGTAATAGAGATTATATGAAAAGGAAGTTGGAAAAAGTATCAAGAGGTTTATTACCTCCTGGTAAATTATTTGTAAAAGAATATCCAACTTCACAAGGAACTATACCAGATATAGAATCTTACTTAAAAGATTTAGAAGAATCAACAGATCATAAAGTAAATGTATTAGTTGTAGATTATATTAATATTCTTGCAAATTATAGAAATCCTAATACTGAAAATACTTATATGAAGATTAAGCAGATTGCAGAAGATCTTAGAGCATTAGCAGTTAAAAGAGATATGTTAGTAATATCTGCAACTCAAATTAATCGTGGTGCATGGGATGCAACTGAAGTAAGAATGGAAAACATTGCAGAATCTGCAGGTCTTGCGCATACTGCTGATGTAATGTATGCATTAATACAAGATTCAGTAATGCACGCCGAACGTGAATATTGGTTAAAGGTTTTAAAAATTAGAGATGGTCAAGGAAAGGGCTCAAGATGTAGATTTAACATTGACTATGAACATATGAGATTAACGGAAACTGATGATATATCAGGGTAACATAAAAATATAAAATAATATGTGGGGAAAAAAGAAAAAACCTTTATCTAAAGGTGAAGACGATAAAAAATCAAAGTTTGTAGAAAAAGATAAGATCTTTAATAATACATACGGTGAGCAAGACTTAGGTGGTCAAAAGATAAATTTTACAGTTTCAGCTTCATGGTTAGATGGGATGGATCCTGATGATAAGCAACATTATGATTCATTATTTGAAGTAATTGATAGATTAATTAAAGGTAGTGAGTTTGAACATCTTAATGAAGCAACACCTGACGGTGTAATAAAGAAATTGAATAAAGTACAAATTAATAAAGTATTCTTTTTTATAATAGAAAAGACTGGAACATCATATACTAGAATAGATTTATTTAGTGTTCTTTCTGATTACTTTGATGTATTCCCTAATAAGTTTTATAATTCATTATCTAATAAATTTAAAGATGAATTAATCGAAGAGTTAGATAAAAAATACAATATTTTAGAAAAAAGAAAAATCAGAAAATTATTTTAATATGACAAAAAGAATATGGATGGTATCCGATTCTCATTTAGGCTGCAGGTCAAATTCTGTCTTGTGGCTTCAGATTATTGAAGATTACTTTTTTGATTTTTTCATACCTTTAGTAAAAAAAGAATATAAAGAAGGTGATGTTCTTTATCATCTAGGAGATGTTTTTGATAATAGGCAGAGTGTTAATTTAGCTGCACAAGATTTAGCAATTAGAGTATTTGAAAAACTTGGAGAAATATTTCCAGATATTCATATCATTGTAGGTAATCATGATATAATGAGAAAAAACTCAAATGAAATATCATCGGTTGATTGTTTAAAATATTTACCTAATGTAAATGTATTAAAAGAACCTAAGATATTAAAGTATAAAGATGCTAATTGTTTATTAATGCCGTGGAGAAGAAACCATGAACATGAAATAGAAACTTTAGATAATATTAAAGATAAGATAGATTATATGTTTTGTCATACTGAAACTCGAGGTGTTCAGATCAGCCCTAGTACAAAACATTTACATGACGGTGGTAATGAGGTAGGTATATTTAAAAGATTTAAAAGAGTTTACTCAGGTCATATTCATTATAGACAAGATAAAGAAAATTTTGTTTTAGTTGGAAATCCTTATCAGATGACAAGATCAGATAGAGATAATCAAAAAGGAATTTACTTATTAGATTTAGAAAGTGGTAATCATACATTTTTTGAAAATAAATTAAGTCCAGTATTTCTTAGGTATTATATTAATGAAATATTAGAAATGAGAATGGAAGATATTGAAAAAGAAATTAAAAATAATTTTGTAGATATCTTTATTCCTTCAAATGTTTTAGGAAAGTATAATATTAATATGTTTATGGATTACCTTGACGGTTTAGCTAGAAAATTAGAACCAAGAATTTATGATGAAGAAAATCCTTATGATAGGGAAGATGGTGAAATGTCAGATTTTAACGGTGAATTAAATTTAATGAATATAGCAGCCGAGCATATTAATTCTTTAGATTATGATGATGATTTAAAGGAAAGGTTAAAGGTATCAGTACAAGAATTATATAAAAGAACATTATCTCCTAACTATGAAGATTAAAAAAGTAGAGTTTAAGAATTTTGCAAGTTATGGAAATAGATTGCAAGTTATAGATTTTGAAGAAGACAAGAGTAACTTATATTTAGTACTAGGTGGTAATGGTGCAGGTAAAAGTACATTGGCAAAAGTTATAACATATATGTGTTATGGTAAAGTAGAAGGTTCAACATTAAAAGACTTACCTAACCGAGTTAATGGTGAGCTTTATGGAAGAATATGGTTAGAATCAAAAGGTAATAAAATTGAAATTGAAAGAGGAATTAATCCTGGTGTTTTTAATGTTAAGATTAATGGATCAGAATATGATGTTGCAGGAAAGGTAAATTTGCAAGAATTTTTAGAAACAGAAATTTATGAAATACCATATCATGTTTTTAAGAATGTAATTATTTTATCGGTTAATGATTTTAAATCTTTTATTACAATGTCTCCTTATGACAAGAAAAGAATTATAGATAAGATATTTGGTTTTTCAGTTATTAATGAAATGGCCGAGGCAGTCAAGGAAAAGCGTAAAGGTATTGTAGAAGAAATAAGAACTTATGAAGATGAAATAAGAACTCTTAATGAATCAATCGGATCTGTTTATGATAAGATAGAGCAAATAGAATTATTAACAGCAGAGAAAGATGCATCTAAAGTTAAGAAATTAAAATTAGATTTAATTGCATTAAATGAAAATAGAAAAAAATTAAATACATTTACTCAAAATACAAAAACAAAATTAGAAGAATTAGACAATGAATCTAGAACTAAATCAAAAGAATATTCTTCAGTAGGTAATGACATTAGAAATATTCAAAATGATTTAAAGTTATTTGAAAATTCCACATGCCCTACATGTACGGCTCCACTTACTTCTGATTTTCATTTAGATATTAAAAAAGAAAAAGAAGAATCATTAATAACATTAAGTGAAAAGTATACTTTGGCTAAAGCTGAATATGAAGAAGCTGAAACTAAATTAAATGATCTAAGAACCAAAGGTAGAACAATTCATGTAAAGGCTGGTCAATTAGAAACACAGATGGAGAACCTTAAATCTAAATTAATTGAATTATCTGAAAAGGATGAATCAGATTCATCAACTAACCTAAAGCAATTAGTAAAGGATTTTAAAATTCGTAAAACTGAAAAATCTTCTGGTAAGTTAAAAAGTGAAGCTGATGATTTTTATTTAACTATACTTGAAAACTTAATGGGTGAAGATGGTATTAAAAATTTAGCAGTAAGATCTATACTTCCTTCATTTAATAATCATATATTATTAATGGGTAGAGAAATGGGAATTCCTTTTGGTATTAGATTTAATGAAAAGTTTTATTGTACACTCCATCACTTAGGAACCGAAATCAGTGCAAAGACATTAAGCACAGGAGAAAAGAAAAAAGTAGACTTTGTAATTATTATGGCTTTAATGAAAATGATTAAAGTTAGATTTCCTTCACTAAATATTTTATTCTTAGATGAAATCTTTTCTTCGATTGATTCTGATGGTGTATATCATATAATTAATATCTTACATGATACTATACAAGATATCGGACTTAACACCTTTGTTATTAATCACACAGTATTACCTAGTGAATATTTTGATAAAAAGTTAGAAATTACAAAAGATGCAGGCTTTAGTGAATTTACAATTGAAACTATTGGATAAATATAATACAATAAAAATTAAAAATGACTAATGTCAGCATATAATCAAGAATTTAATAAAGATAATACTATATTGCGCTATATTATAGTAGCTCTTCTAGCAGAATTAAAAGATAAAGTCTATTATTATAATCAAATAGATGAGGATACTTTAAAGAAAATACCAGTACCTTTCTTTTATTCAATAACAGGAGACGGTAGATTTTTAATGGATAACTTCTTGTATGATGCAGAAGCTAAAGGTAAAGCTATAGGTGATTATGAAGTTGTTCCAAGAGGTATAATACAGTTAACTGGTATATCCATAGATTCGGGTAATCAAACAAATAAGTTTGCTAGAAGTGAATTTGTACAAGAATGGGAAGGAATTTTAAAAACTTTTTCTTTAGAGACAAATTTCCTGCCACTAAACATGTCTTTTGATTGTACTGTAGTATGCTCTTCTAATTTGGAAATGTTAAAAGTTACTGAATCTTTAATGAGTAAGCTTTATAAAAATACATTGTTTCAGATTGATTTAGGAATGATGAGGGTCGCAGGAACATTTGCAGTCCCAGAAGATTATGCTCAAAATAGATTATTTGAATTTCAATTAAATGATAAGAAAGAATGGAGTGTAACATTTCCTATTGAAGTAGCTTCTTTTATGCCAGTGTTTGAAGGTGGTACATTGGTGCCAGAAATAAGTCTTATGACAAAATCTGCAATTAAAGCTAATCCTAATGCACAAGGTGTAGGTATGTTAAGATCAGGTTCTAATAATGAATTAGGCATATTCTTTGGAGGAATATTCCAGAAATTTGAAATAACAAATGAAAGTTTATTAAAAGCACAGCCTACAGGTAGTATGAGTAATAAAGGATACATTAACCCAGATTCTATACAGACAGGTGGCGCTTATATGGAATCATCCATAACATCAGCCCCAATAATCCCTGAATCATTAGAAAGTTTAAATTTTAGAAATGCAAAAGCAGAACCAAAAGTAGATGAATCAGGCTTAGGAAGTGTAGATGATGGATTCGGAAAGTGACAAACAATTAATCAAAGAGACTTATAATATATAAAACAAATCAAATAGTGTAATATGGAAAACACAACTAACGAAGGACAAACTCAAGTTTATGCAGATGGCGCAATTGATGCCCAGCCTGGCGTAAATACAAATGCCCTTTATCTCAATAACCCTAAGCAGCAATTAATTGATATAATTCATGTATTGTTTAGCCAAAGTGGTAAAATGTCAGATGGCGACAAAGGCGATAAAATTGAACATAGTGCTTCAATGACAGACCAACAAGTATTAGCTATTTTAGTTGGAATGGGTATTCCACAACAGATGGCAATGAGTGGTATTGCAAAGTATCATGAAAGCATGCCAGATCAATCCGATATATACACTGAAAATAATAATCAAAAAAATCATAACAAAATGAAATTTACATTAACAGACCTATACGAAAACGTTGTGGATAGCATTAATGGACTAAAGGCAATGGATAATGACAATTCCAGAGTTTCGTATTCTGTTAAAGAATCTTTAACTATTTTGGAAGAAGCATTAACTGCATTTCCAATGAAACTTAAAAATGCTGATCTTTCTAAGATTAGTGAAGAATTAGAAAATTCAGTTAGTCCAGACCTTAAGTTTAAAATTGCAAGAAACTTATATACTAAATTATCACAGAGTACTTGGTTAAATCCAATTTCTGAATTAAGAGAGTTTATAATGGAATCATATAACAATTCTAAATGGTATTTTAGAATTAGTGAATCAATTGAAAGAACAGGAAATCAAAAAGGTAATTTAATGGAGTCATTAAATTCTGATTTAACTTCTTTACTAAATGAATCAGATGTAAAATCTAAATTTTCTGTAGTTGCTGCAAAGCACCCATGGTCAATGGATACTAAAGCAATCATAAATGAAATGAATGCTGAAGATCAAAAGGTTGCATCTACTTCAAGTGGAAAACTTGTAAAAGTTCTTTCTCCTATATTAGAATCTGAAAATGGATTAACTTTCCAATTACATGGCAAGAATTACAATTATGACGGTAAAGACATTACTGAAACAACTGTAACGGATCCAAGATTCTTCGATGTATCTGAAGGATTAAAAATGTTCTCAAGAAATGGCGACATACTTTCTTTACACGGTGAAAATGGAAAATCATTAGAATATAATATTACCGAAGGAACATTACATATGGGTAAAATTGATTTATCAAATGTAAGTATAATCGAATTAAAAGAATCTCTATTGGCAACTAACTTCTCAGGATATAGAAATCAATGGCAAAATGATAAAATTTGCAAATTCTTTGAATCTGTAGATATGATTGCTGAATTAGATGAATTCACAACTGTTCAAAATCAAGAATTTTTAGATGTATTTTTAACAATGATTGGAGTAAGTGAAGGTATTTACATTAATAAAGTAAATCCTGGAATGAAATTAAATGAAATGATAAAAATTAATACTGCAACAGAAACTGTTGATATAGTAAAGGAATTTATTAATTTTGATATTTCACCAATTCTTTCTGAAAGATTACTCGCAGAGAATAATGAAAAAGCAATTGAAGAAAGTAAAAGAAAAGATCTTACTGATTCTATTTCTTTTTTAGAAGAAAAGAAATCTGAAGTTGAAGCTGCTATTAAAAAGTTAGGTGAAACGGAAGAATTAACAGAAGCATTAACTTTATTAGCTGAAGAATTAATAGGTAAGGAAAAAGAATTAGCTAATTCTTATATCTCTGAAAAAAAAACTAAAGACGACTATTTAAATGACGGTTTCGTAGAAGCATCGGTTAAAAAGGAAGGTCAAGGTCTTAAAAAGAGACAAGAAGTATTAGTCTCAGCTGAAGAATATGCTTCTCTAGGTGATGAGGATATGTTAAGTGTAATTGTTCCTAAGAATGGAAAAAGTATAATAATGCCAAAAGGCGATTTAGAAGTTAAGATTTAAATATAGCTTTACATCTACTAATAATATTAGAGGACCGATTGATTAAACAATCGGTCCTTTCTTGTATATAATAATAAATAAAACAAAGTTAATGGCAAGGAAAAGAAATTATTTAAACAATAGAGATCTATTAGATCAAATCGTTTTATCGAAAGAGTTAGACGAGTTAACACCAAAGGCTTTAGAATTCCTAATGTTATTAGCAGATAAGTGTTCACGAAAATTAACATATAGAAATCCAGAAGATAGGCAAGATTGTATTGCTTATGCTTATATGGATCTTTATAGATATTGGAGGAATTTTAATCCAGAAAAAAGTACTAATGCATTTGCTTATTTTACTGAAATAGCAAAAAGAGGATTTGCAAAAGGCTGGAATAAATTACACCCAAAGAAATATTATGGCACTGTTTCAATTAATGGTAGCGCTGATAGCGAAGGTATTTATACAATATAGTTAATTGCCTATGAGCATTAAAAAGGTAAAACCTACTTCAAAGTCTGGATTTAAACAAGGTTATTATAAACCTAAATACCCTCAGAAGTATAGAGGAGAAGGACCAATTATATATAGAAGCAGCTGGGAAAGAAAGTTTTGTTATTGGTGTGATCATAATATGGATGTGATATACTGGATATCTGAACCTTTCTCTATACCTTATTTTAATTTGTTAGATAATAAATTTCATAAGTATTATCCAGATTTTTTCTTTAAAATGAAAAAGGGAGACAAGACAGAAGAATATGTAGTAGAAATAAAACCTAAGGCACAATTACAAAAACCTAAGGAACCAAAGAGAAAAACTGCAAAGGCATTAAAAAATTTTAAATATGCTTACGAATCGTATGTAAGAAATTTATGCAAACAAAATGCATTAAACAAAATGGCAAGAGAAAGAAATTGTAAAGTAATGTTATTAACGGAAGACTCAAAATTATTTTAATGGCTTTAATAGGATCATTTACAGAAGATTTAGATCTTTACCTTACTGAAAATAAAGGTAGAAGTCGTGCATCTAAACAATCACAGATTGATATACCTAGGATTAGCGCAAAAAGCGATGGTGTTTTAAATCCTGGTAAAATGTATTGTTTTAATTATTATACTAAAGATGAATTATTTTATGATACTAAACCATTAGTTATAGGTTTAGGAGAATCTGATAATGGTCATCAATTAGGTATTAATTTACATTACATGCCTTATGAAGCAAGAATACCATTTTTAACAGAACTTACCGTATCATTAGGTAGCCAAATAAAAGGCTTAACTAAAGGTAGTGCATTAGGCAATCCTGAACAGCAAAAACCAATAACCGCATTTAGGTGGGACTTTGTAAAGCAAGCATTTGGTAAGAAATATAACTTAACTTATTGCACTAGACAGTATATAATAAAGAAAATGAAAAATCCTTATGTCCTAGGATATGAAGATTGGTATGTAGGTGGTGTGAATAATGAGAATCAATTCTTTGGAGGAAATATAAATCAAGCACAATCATTATACTACAAGAATATATAAAATAATAAAAAATAAGAATATGGCAGGTTTTACAGATAGAAGAGGTCCTTTAAGTACAGGGAACCCAGTACGAAAGCTTCTTAAAGATCTTTCTAATTTAGGAATGGCTTACGATGATATGATTATTCGTAATTCGAGAGCAGTAGGTTTTACTGAAAATCAAATGGGTTATTCGTTTAATCCAATGGGATCTGATGGTGATGATATGTATGGCGCATTTGCTGCACTATCATTGACTGATACTAACATGAAGAAAAACATTGCGTTTTTTGATCAAGACTATGTTAGAAAACGTGATCAACTTAGAACTTTTGCTGTACAAGATGAAATAGAAGAAATCTTAGATGTAATTACCGATGAGGCTATTGTATTTGATGAATCTAATTATATGGCATATGCTGATTTTAATGGTCATATTGGAGAATCGATTGAAGAAGAAATTGCAGATGTATATAATAACATATATAATTACTTTGGGTTTAATGATTCGGTTGCTCCGTGGAATTATTTTAGAAAATGGATGATTGATGGTTATCTTGCATTTGAAATAGTTTATAATGATAAGCAAACTGAAATTATTGGTTTTAAAGAATTAGATCCTATATCATTAATGCCAGGTATTGATACTGATGATGGTAAAAAAGTTTGGATTCAATATAAAGGTGAAGGCGCAAAGGAAAGAACACTATGGGATTCTCAAATAATTTATATTTCATATTCACAAGTTAATTCTCCAATGAGAATATCTTACGTGGAAAGATTAATAAGATCTTTTAATCTTTTAAGAATAATGGAACATAGTAGAATTATCTGGGCTGTATCTAATGCTTCATTTAAAACACAATTTACAATCCCAGTTGGTGGTAAATCAAAAACCAGAGCAAAACAATCTCTGGCAACATTAATGAACTCATATCGTGAGGTTGTAGACTTTAACTTTGAGAGTGGTGAGATTCAAACCAATGGAAAGCCAATGATGCCGTTTAATAAGGAATATTGGTTACCGTCTAAGGATGGTGAATCACCTGAGATACAAACCATTGGTGGTGACGGTCCTGATTTAGGTGATACTGAATCTTTAAAATACTTTTCTGATAAATTACAATTAGCTTCTAAAATTCCATTTTCTAGATTTGATAGAGAAGGTGGTAATACATATGATATGGAAGGTAGTGGAATGCTAAGAGATGAAATTAAGTTTGGTAGGTTTATTTCAAGGTTAAGATCAATATGGCAAGAAATATTAGTTAAACCAGTATATCTTCAAATGTGTCTTAATCATCCAGAATTAAAAAATGATATTGCGTTTAAGGCAGGTTTAGGATTAAACTTTATGAAAGACAATGTGTTTGAGGAAATGAAAGAAATGGAATTGCAAACAAAACGTGTTGATTTTATTGGTAACTTAAAAACTCAATTAAGTACAATGACTGCTGAGATGGAAGAAATACCATACTTTGATTTAGGATTCTTAATTAAGAGATACGGTGGATTTACTCGTGATGATATTAAAGCAAATGCTCGAGCTAAAGAACGTGAAGAACTTGCAACAGCAGGATATAAAGAAGAAGATATAGAAAAGATCTTATTAGGTGCTAATAAGGATGATTTTAAGCCTGAGGAAAAATCTGATGGTATAGATGATGATCCATTAGCAGATTTATAAAAACTAATAAGAGTTATAATATATAAAACAAATAATAACTAGAAAGATGTCAAATAAGAAACTTTTAATTCTAGAAAGATCTAAGTCTAATTTAAGTATGACAAAAGATGCCGATGGCTCTGTTGTCCTTGAAGGAGTATTTACTGAGATTGGAGTAAAGAATAAAAACAATAGAATATATGAAGAAGCTGAAGTTCTTCCTCATATTAATGAACTAAAAGAAAAGGTTAAAACAAACAAACTTTTAGGTGAGTTAGATCACCCTAAGGATTTTGACATTAGTTTATCAAATGTATCACACGTCATTGAAGATTTAAATTATGATAGTGATAAGAAACAAGTATTAGGAAGAATCAGATTACTAAATACTTCAAAAGGAAAAGAAGCTCAAGCATTAATAGAAGATGGTATTCCATTACATATTTCAAGTAGAGCGGCTGGAACTGTTGATGAACAAGGAAAGGTTAAAATTAAAAAATTCTTTACTTATGATTTAGTTGCAGATCCTGGATTTGAAAATGCTGAATTAGCTAGAGTAAATGAATCTTATGGAATTGAAAATTCTGAAGGTTTATATATTTATGAAATGGCAGAAACTGAAGATGAAATAAATAAAACAAATAAAACAGATTTAACAATGGAAAATACATCAGGAAATTTTGTAACCGTTGAGGATTTCAACAAGTACACTGAATACATTAAAGATACTTTAGACAGTGTTAAGGAATCTGCTAATTCGAACAATGATGAACTATTACAAAAACTAGTTACATATAGTGAGCATATTGCAGAGAAAGTAAATCAGGTAACTGATTATACTGAATACTTATCAGAAAATCTTGACAAAAGTATATCTCATTCTGATTATATTGCAGAGAATGTAGATAAAATTAAAAATTACGCTTCTTATCTAGGAGAAGAACTAGATAGTTCTATTCAATATACTGAGCACGTTGCTGAACAGGCAGATAAAGGAATTGAGTATTCTAATTATTTAGGAGAAAAACTAGAAAAAGGAATTGACTATTCAGAATATGTTGCTGAAACATTAGATAAGAATATTGCTTATTCAGAATATCTTGGTGAAAATTTAACTAAGTCTATTAAATACTCTGAGTATATTGCTGAAAATGCAAATACTGTAAATGGAGAAGTAATTAATGAAGAAACTGTATCTGTATCATCTGAGCCTAAAATTGAGGAATCAATAAATGAATCAGTTGAGGCTAAAGAAAAAGTATCTTATAAAGATGCAATAAGTGAAAAGTTATCAAACTTAATTTCTAAGGCAGAAGCTAAATCAATTACTGAAATGCACTTTATGAATTTTTTATCAGAATCTAAAAAGAATCAATTTGATTCTTTAGAAGAAGATAAGAAAAGTTTAATAGTTGAATCAATGAATAAAGATTCTATTATGTCAACTATACAAGCTGAAAACATTTGGGATTCATGTTTTATAACTGAAAGAAAGGAAATTAACTTTATTGATGATATGCCAGAAAAATTCCGTTCTAAATGGGATAATCTTTCTGAGAATAGAAAAGAACAAATTATATCAGAAGCAAGGTTTCACCCCGTAGGTAATCAATACGGAATTAATAACTTCTGGCAAACAAGAGATCTTAGAGATACTCAAATGAATTTAGAATCAATTAACGAAAGTAAAACTGCTGCTGAAGCTGCTCAAACTAAAACTGAGCCATTATTAAATGAAAGCTTTCAAACAGATTTAATTCAAAAAATGAAATTCAGATTAAATAGATAATCATTTAATCTAAACAATATAATCGAATAGTCAAGAAGAAAAGGACTTAGGCGATTAAAAACGGAATACTAATAATATTCCACAAAATGCGAAAATAAAAATTTAATATGTACGCAAATCAATTAATCAATGAGGCTGAGGTTCAAAAGACTTGGGGACCTGTTATTGAGGAAAGTACTGGAATTACTGAAAAATCTAAGTTATCTTGGATGTCTAAGTATTGCCATTACCATAACCTTAATGAGAGTGTTTACAATACTGTACACCTTAACCCGAACATGAATGTTCAAAGTATGGGCAACGCAACATTACCAGGAAACCCTGGATCAATGAATGCTTTCCCAGCACAAGCAACTGGATCTGGTGACAGACCTTTTTCTTTGTTACCACTTGCAATGCAAGTAGCAGCTCAGACTGTAGGTTTAGACTTAGTACCTGTTGTACCAATGCAAGGCCCTATGGGAGTATTAACTTACCTAGACTTTGTATACGGTGGAGGTAGAGATAATGGAGCACCTGCTTCATCTACTGCTGCTGGAGCTGTAGGACCTGGCGCTGGCGCTGGTGCACCTGACGTAATCGGATCTCCATTACTAATCAAAGTTTCTGCTATACCTACTGTAGGTGTAACTGCAACTGCTGATGGTTTTGCTGTGAATGATGTAATCTATGCTGCATCTGCTGCTGCTTTAGCTGCTAATGCTGCTGGATCTTACGAATTAACTTACGTAGGAAGATCAAGAATAGACGGTTTACAAATCTTTAGAGTAAGAGCCTATAACGGTGCTCTTTTAGCTACAGGTTTTCCTGGACTATTTAATAACTATACCCAAGGTGGTGAAAACGCTGGAGAAGCAATTTATTCTGCAATCTCTAATGGTATTAACTTCTATGCTAACTCTGCTGTTGCTGGAACTTCACCGTTCTTAGTATTAGCTGCTGGTGCATCTCCTGTTGTTGGAGCTGCTGGACTTTTAGCTGCTGGTGCATTCGGTGCAACTGCTAACTTAAGTTACGTATCTGCTTTAGAAGATCACATTAGTGGTTTCTCTGGTAATGCATTCCAACCTGCTAATAACCCAGGACCTGCTGTTGGTGGACCACAATTCACTAATCAGTCTGTTAATGGTACTGATCCTTATTTAAGAGGTGTAGGTGAATCTACTGTTGATAACATAATGGGATTAACTTTATTCAATAAGTCTATTGCCGCTGATACTTTCCAAGTAGCTGCTGCTGTAACTAGAGAACAAGTTCAAGATCTGAAGCAATTCGGAATTGATGCTGTCGCTCAAGTTGAGGCTGTATTGGTAAATGAGTTAACTCAATCTATCAACAGATATATCTTAGATAGAATCTTCAGAAATGGTGTAACTAATGCTGTTAATGCTGCTGCCGTAAATGGTACCAACTTATCAACTACGTTTAACCAAACTGGATTAGCTCCTGCTGTAGCAACTATCGGCCTAGGTCCTGACAATGTTGGAACCGGTGGTGGTGGTGGTGCAATTCAAACTGTACCTGCTCCTGCATTAGGAATTAATATATCAGGTGGTGGAAACACTCCAGGTACATTACAACGTAGAATCTATACTAAAATTCTTGCTGCAAGTAACTTAATTGCTACTAGAGGAAGAAGAGGACCTGCAACGTTTGCAGTAACAGGTGGAGAAATGGCAACTGCTCTTCAATCTGTAGCTGGTTTCGTAGCATACCCGTTATCTAATACAGTTAACCAAGCTGGTGGATCTTTATATCCAATCGGTGCAATTGCTGGGGTAACAGTTTATGTAGATCCTAACAGAGCTTTTAATGACTATACAATTTGTGTAGGAAGAAAAGGTGATGGTAATTCTCCTGGACTAGTATTTATGCCTTACTTAATGGCTGAATCAGTAGAAACAATCGCAGAAGGAACTATGGCTCCTAAAATCGCGGTTAAATCTAGATTCGCTTTAGTAGACGCTGGATTCAATCCTGAATTAATGTATTACACAATGAACTTCGTATTAGAAGGTGGAATTTCTATTATCTAATAGATCCCATTGTAATATTTTATATAGAAAGCCACTCTTCGGAGTGGCTTTTTTGTTCTTATAGCTCAAATATATAAAACAATTAAAAACAATAATAGATCATGGCAAAATTAAAAACATATTCTGAATTTTTAAATGAAGGAATAATGGATGTACTAAAAAGTCCTATTAAATACGTAAAGATTAGGAATAATGCTAAAAAGCTAGTGAAAGCTAAAGTAGCAGTTGCTCTTAATGATGTTAATTTTGAGAAAAAGAAACAAAAATCAACAATAAAGGATCCAGATAAGAATGCTGTATTAACAAAAGCTAATGCTGCAAAGAATGATGCTCTTAAAGATACTGCTAAAGGTGTGAGTGATAGAATGGATGATTTAGCTACATCACCTATATTAAAAAAGGTTTCATCTCTTGCAAAAACAAAGGCTGCTGTTGCCGCTAATAAAACTATACTTAAGTCTGCAACTGGTGAAGAAGCTAAACAATTAAAAGTAAGACAAACAGAGTTAAATAAAAAGGCAACTAAATTAGCTGGTGGTATAAAAGATTTTGAATCTACTGCTGCGAAAAAAGAAGAGACTAAGCCTGCTCCTACTACAACAGAAAAACCTGCTAAAACAGGAAAAGATGGAACAGAAGATAAAGAAAAAGCTAAGATTGCTAAAGACGCAGTGTTAGATGAAATCGGTAAAGCTAAAATTGCATATGATGCTGTAAAGGACGGTGATGATGAAACGGCTAAATTACAAGCAGAGATTAAATTTAAATTAGCACAGCAGAAAAAAGCTAAGCTTGAAGGTAACGATGAAGTATTTAAAGGACTAGCTGATGATATTACTGAACTCAAGAAAAAGACACCGAAAGATGATCCATCTGCAAAATTAGAAGCTGATATTAAATCTTTTAATGATAATATAGAAGCTGAGAGAACTACAATGAATAAAGCTACCAAAGAGTTAGAACAGGCTCAAAGAGATCTAAAAACTGGTAGAGGTTCTGAGGAAAAAGTTCAAAAGTTACAAAAGGCAATTGAAGATAGTAAAGAAGACATTGCTGAGCTTAAGAAAAAGGAAGCTGAAGCTAAAAAGAAATTAACTGCATTACCAGAATCTTTTGAATATGTAGCAGAATCTGTATCTGATAAATTTGCAAGATTAAGATCAAACCTGTAAAAATAATTATTAATATGAAATGCGATTGTAAAGAATGTAACTGTGGGACAACTTGTGAACACACATGTTGTAACTGTTAAATTAAAACTCTATGTATAAAGTTCGTAAAATAAACTTTGGATGGTATAAAAGGCGGTATGGTATTCTTCTAGAAAACCTGCCGCCTTTGAA